TCAAGGACGCGATGGAGCGGGCCATGAAGTTCGGCAACGTGATCGACAACGACGCCCTGAACCGCATCATGACGACGGCGGGCGGGATCAGCCACGCCGTTGACGCGCTTCCCGAGGGGCACCCGATCAAAAACGGCGTCAAGTCGGAAGGTCACGACTGCCCGACGTGCGGCTTCGGTGGCTTGCCCGCGCTGTCGATCATCACGGCGACCGTGATCGAAATGGCCGAGCGCGTCGAGCGCATGGGCGCGACGGGAAGCGACTCCGCGCCGACGCCGACCGGCGACGATGACCGACGCATCGGCGGCTTCGACGCCTTCCAGCGCGGCAACCTGAATTAAACGCCGAGCGGCATTGACCGCTGGTATAGCCGAGCGCGTAAACGCTCGAAGGGAGTCCAGAAGTGGCTCCAATGCCCGCCGCTACTAAGCGGCGGCTGTTGGGATCACATGAGCATAGACAAATACACGGCTCATTGGGACGCTTGCGAGACGTGCCGGGATATTTGGCATGACAAAGACAAGCGGAACCAATACACGAACGCCAGCATGAGAACACAAACCAAAATCGAAATTCTCGAAATGATGTTCGAGCATGATATTGTCTGTCCCGTCGCGCTTGACCTGTATCGGCAGGAGATCGAATACATGAGCGATTTCAGCGTCTACGCAAATCATTTTAACGAGTGTAAGTATTGCTCCGGCTGGAAAGCTCGCCTTGAAAAAACAGGGACGTTTGCAGGGTATGACGCGGCGACCCGTAATTGCGCCGACTCTGTCGCCATGTTTGAACCCGTATTCGAGTATGACGTGCTGTGCCCCGTTGGGCTGGACCTGTACCGTCGAACGCTTCCCTTGTAATACTCCATGATACCAAAATTCGATCATAGCAAAGCCGACGCCTTCACGAGATATGCCCACCATTGGAACGCTTGCGACGATTGCAAAAAGCGTTGGGCCGACGCCAGCGCCGGATTAAAACTCGACATGGATACGCAATTGCATAAAGCGGAAAATTATCGAGCGGCATCGCTTGAATTCATGTTCGACCATGACCTTGTTTGCGCTGAGGGGATGGCGCTGTATCACGCCACGGTAAGCAAATGAAACCTACAAGCGACATAAACCGAATCGCCCTCGACCGTTACCGAGAGCATTGGAATACTTGTACCGAATGTAAAACTTTTGAACGAAGCCCGAAGTGGAACGTATGCCGTAAAGCTCTTGGAAAACTTCCCTACGGGCGCGAGTTCTTCGAGTCCGCACTTGAAATTGTATTTGACAATGACGCCCTATGCGCCAAGGGCTTAAACCTGTACCGCAAGATTCTTATTACGGACTAGGAGGTCATCATGGATTGCCTAAGATGTCAGCATCGGCTCGCGCCTGAAGTTGCGGCTCGCCGTTCGTGGCACATCGAATGCCAGAGCGCGTGTCATGACGAGTGGTGCAGTCACCCGACACATGACGGCGCGGCGGTGACGGCCACGTCCGTCAAGAATCCTGCTATCCAGAAGACTCCGCCGGAGCAAGAAACGGCCAAAGCTCAACGGGCACGGCTGTCCAACGGCAATCTGCGGCCCGCATCGCGGGGAGAGCTTTCCAGCGACGGCGACAAGTGACCTTGAGGACACGAAATCTTGCGCTCGATGAAGATTGGCACGATACTTGCACTACAAGTGCTACCAGAACGGATCGAGTTGGACCCGCTGGTCAAGTTTTTAGAGGTAGACCATGACGACGGTAAAAGTGAAGGGCAAAGCGATGGCCGAACCCGACAGCTATGAGAAGTTCACGCTGTTTCACAACACGTCGCCGGGGCACGAGAAGCAATACACGCTCTGGATCGAAGCCACCGAGAGCGGTGCCGACACTTACAACGTCTGCTACGAATTCGGCCCTATCGGGGAATGGCTCCAAAGCGGCGTCAAGACCTTCAAGGCCACGCTCAAAGAGGCCGAACGCATCTTCACCGAAATCGCGGAAGAAAAACTCACGAAGGGCTACGTCGCCATGACGACGCGACCGCCGAGTTTGAATCGCGTCGCCGTGCGAGCGAAATTCGCCGGTGGCAAAGCCGAAGCGGACGCCCCTGAGCAGGACAAAGGCAAAAAAGCCAAATCGAAGGATCACAAGCCCATGCTCTTGACCGCCGCCGACGAGGACGCGCTCGAAAGTTACATCAAGAGCGACGAGTGGGGGGCGCAAGAAAAAGTCAACGGCAAGCGGGCCATGTTCGATTTCGTCTCGCCCGAAGAGATGGCGCTCGTGAATCGGCGCGGGGTTGGCAGGACCGTGCCCGCTTCGATGGTAAAGACCTTCAAGGACCACACGGTCCATGTGTTTCTCGACGGCGAACTGGTCGGCGACGTTTATCACGTCTTTGATATGCTCGAAGAAGGCGACGCCGACCTTACGGCCTTGCCGTACTCCGAGCGGTTCTCGCGGCTTAAAAAAGCGGCGCTCCCGTGGGGCAAGTCGCTCAAGCTCGTGGAGCTTGAAACGAAGCCCGACGAGAAGCGCGAACTGGTCAAGTCGCTCCGCAAGGGACGCAAAGAAGGCGTTGTCTTTAAGAAGCTCTCCGCGCCCTACAAGGCGGGCAAGACCGATTCGCTCGCCAAGAGCAACGCCGTCAAGATCAAGTTCTGGAACGAAGGCGAGTTCGTGGTCATGTCGTGGAACGGCGATAAGGCATCGGTCAAGATCGGCGCTTACGGTTTTCACAAGGACTTGGCGGCGGTCGGCAACGTCACGGTGCCCGATAAGTACGCCGACAAGATCAAAGGCGGCGAGGTCATTCGCGTTCGTTACCTGTACGCGACCGATGGCGACGTGCTGTATCAGCCGACGCTCGCTCCCGACGAGAACGGCGAAGTGGTCCGCGACGACAAACGCGCCACGGACTGCACGGTCGATCAACTGCGCTACGAGGGCAAAGACACCAAGGACAAAGACGACGAGGAGGATTACGATGGATAAAAGACTAACCGACGACGAAATCGCGGCGATCAAGGCCCGGTGCGCGGCGGGCACCGAAGAAGGCGATGAAGTGCTGGCGCTCGTCGCGGAGATTGAACAGCTTCGTACCGAGTTTGATGGCCTCAAGAGACATTACATTCAAACGTCGGATGAAGCATCTAAGCAACGCATCGATGACGCCCTGAAAATCGAACGCCTCAGAGATGCTCTTGGCGAGTACGGCGAGCATCGTCGGGGTTGCCCCCTTACCATGTTCGAGGAATACGATCCGGCACGAGGATTCAAATACGGCGGGGCGTGGACGCAAGAGCGCCCCGCGTGTTCTTGCGGGTTGCTGGACATCGACTCCCCGAACGTGAATGAAAGGAAACCCGCATGAAAACGCATACCTGTCCCGCTTGTAGTCTCAAGATGCTCGACGACAAATCCATGATTATGTCGGGCGCGAATGCCGGAAGCGTCGTGCCCCTGCAAGAAGGGTGGGCGGTTTGCCCGAAGTGCGGCGAGCTTTTGATCGTCGCCCAAGACCTGTCCGTCCGTCGCATGACCCTGAACGACGAGATGACGGTTCCCGAGAACGTCCTCAGAGATATGTACGCCTACAGTTCCAAGATTCGTGGCGGCGAAGAACTGCCCGGACCTTCGGGAGCGATTGTCATGGACCTGCCCGTCCACGGCAAGATCATGATTACGGGAATCGACGGGTTGATTCAAGGCGTCGGGCAACTGATCCAAGGGCTTGCCGCCGAGTTGGGCGACAAGGACGTTGCCCCGAAGATCATTCAAAAGCTCAACGAAGTCAAAAAGGACTTCAAAAAGGCCCATCCCGAAGAGGCCGCGATAGCCGAAAACGAAGTCATCGACGATATGCTCGCGCTCTTGGAGACGCTTTGCCCGACGATTTCGCCGCTACCCAAAGACGACCGGGTTGCCGCCGTCGCCTGTGTTATCACGTCGTTTTTGACGGCGGTGGCGATCCTCAAGGACTATCCCGACAGCTACAAGAAGTTCAAAGACGCCATCAAGCCCGTTGGCGAGGCGTTCATGCGCGAACTGGAGGCAAAGCGAAACAGGTCCAAGTAGCCGACGACCAGCGGGTCCGAAAGCATTTTGCGGGCTCGCATCCCCGGCGAGGGTTGACCGTCCTTTTTCCCCTCGCCGGGGCGTAAACTTTTAGAGGGCCAAATGAGCAAGTTGACCGTGACCGGAGAATGCGCGAAGTGTCGCAAGGTCGGCAACGCAAATACTATTTTGCTCTGCCCGCTTCACGCCGCCGCGTCGGACCTCAAAGCCGAACTCGACGACCTCACGAACGCGGTCCAGAATTGCGCCGCCAGCGGAACCATCAAAGGCAAAGGCGTCAATTACCTGTTGCGGATCATCAGCGATTACACCGCGATTGCCAAAGCCGAGGGGAAAGACATGGTGAAGGCGTGAAAACCAAATGCGAAGGATGCAAGCAACTCAAGAGGGAGCTTAGACAGGTCGAGGGCTATTGGCATGGCGAAAGCCAAAGAGCCCGCAACATCGTAAAAGCTATTCACAAAGCTCTTGATAAAGTGGGCGCACCGAAAGTCGGTAGCAAAGCGGCGAAAAAGAAGTGGCCCATGAACTTCGCCTACCTTGCGTATTGGAAGCGGCTGGCGTTGCTCGTTGAGAAAATCAAACAGGAAAAGAAACCGACGACGCGGCAATTTGGCCGCATCAATTGAAGTAGGAGGCGACGATGGGCGCAAGAGGCGGTGCGACGAAGATTTCGGCATGGCGGTGCCCGACCTGCATCGACATTTTCGAGCGTCGGAAAGACGCCGTAGCGTGTTGCAACGACGTCATGGACAAACAGCGCACGGAAAAGCTCGTTGCGCGTACACGGCGCGTCGTCAGTAAGGTCACGCCGCGTGTTCGCGTCAAGAGTGTTTTCGGGCAAAAGTCAGCAGTAGGTTACATCGCCTGTGCGAAGTGCGCCAAAGACAAGTGGTATCGTAAAACCGGAAGTCATCGGCTGAAACTGTCGATCCCGTTCGGCGGCAGTTACCGCGCAACGGAAGATGAAGCCCGCAAGCGAGCCAAGTCGTTGATTATGGCGCAGTTCTCGCGCCACGTCGCGGCTCGTCACGCTTACGATTAGGAGATTGCATCATGACCCCCACGCGCATCGACCCCATGAAAGCCGTCGAGTTTGCGACAAAGACCGCCATGTCGGTCCTGCAAGCCGACAAGCGCCATACGTTTATGGCGTTGACGTTTTCGGACAAGGGCAACGGCATCGTGGACCTTGACGATTTCATGCGAACGTCCGAAAAGCTGTACCGCGAGGAGCATGACCTCAAGGGCCACGACGTAAAAGACCAGATGGCCGAAACCCTCAAGGGCGTCCTCAAAGCCACCGACGCCTACGGCGTCATCGTGATTAGCGAAGTCTGGTACGCCGAGGTCAAACCCGAAATGACGGTGCCGCCCGATAAGCTCCAAATGCCGCGCTATATGCCCAATAGGATCGAAGGACTTAATATCACATGGGAGTTCAAGACCGACGCCGGGGCCGAATTCGGTATGCGGCTTTTGCCGTTTACGCGAAGCGGCACCGGAAAGCAAGAAACGATCACGTTCACGGACAAGGTGGTCGAAGTCCGCGACGGCAAAATGGGCGGACGCTTGACGAACCTTTTGGGCAACCCGTGAATAACTTCACGACGGACGCCAGCAAATACGAACTATTTGTGAGGCACATTAACTGGTGTAAAACCTGCGCCGACAGGACTTGCAAGATAGCATCGGATGACGACATTTCGAGAGAGCTTGCAAGGACGCGGACGATAAGCGATACGCTCGAAGTCCTGTTCGAGCGCGAAGCGTACTGCAACGACGGTTTGAAACTTTACGCCGACAGTCTCGTGGAGATATAACCGATGGTTGATCGTGACGACACAAAAGAAAACGTCTTTAGAGAACACACGGAGGGGGTGCAAGGCGTGTTCTGGCAAACTGGACGCGGCGCGGAGTCACGAGAATTACTGCCGTATCATCCACGACGCGGAATACATGGACGACGTTTTCGAGGCCATGTTTGACTACGAAACTTATTGCGACACCGGCTTGAGACTGTATTTCGAGTGCGTCTTGGGACCATACAGGGGGGCAGTATAACCGTGGCAATCTTACAAAGAGATGAAAAGCGTATCAGGGCGTACAAGGTGCATTTTCGCCTTTGCCCTACTTGTCAAAGGCGTCAATCGTGGCCGGAAGCGACTAAGTTAATGGCCGAACTGGCATACGCCGACGACAAGATCGAAGTCGTCTTTGAACTTCACGCGCTTTGCGACAAGGGCATGAAACTTTACTTCGACAGCATTACAGGACCGTGGCGCAACGAGGTCGTGAGCGAGTAACATGAGCGTCGATCTGCGTTATAACGGCGAAAAACATCACGCCTATCAAGCGCATTGGCGCGAATGTTCGGAATGCTCGAGGAAACTTAATGCGGCATGGGACGACCCGAAGCGCGGATACTCGGTGGCCCTTACCGACGCCAAGTACGCCGACGATCTTGTCGAAGCGGCCTTCGAGCATGACGTTCATTGCAACAAGGGCTTGAAACTGTTTTATGAAAGCATCGAAGGACCGTGGCGCAACGGAGCCGAAAAATAACATGAGCGTCAAACTACAAGAAAACGAAAAACTGTACGCTGTGTATCGGGCGCATTGGGACAAGTGTGCCAAGTGCGAGCGTCAACTCAGTACCGCGTGGAGCATTCTCGACTACTCCAGCCGTATGTTCGATGCCAAATGTGCGGAGGACGTGATCGAAGCGGTTTTCGACAACGACGCCCTGTGTCCTGTCGGCATGAAACTTTACTTCGACTCCATCGAAGGGCCGTGGAGGGTCGATTCGGTCAAACTCACCGAGGCCGACGAAGAACTCATTCGCCTTAAACGCATACTTCGGGAGAACATGGCATGACGACTTTGAATCGCAAGGACTTGGATCGCATCACCGCTGGCAAGTGTAGCGAGCCGAAATGCGCTGAGGCGCACGGCGGATTGCTGTTTTTTCACTCCAAGTGCCATCCCGACGCCCCGACGTGGGCCAGCTACCAGCACGAAAGCGGCGTCGTCAAGGTCGAATGCGCGACGTGTCGCGCCTTTATTTTCGATTTCAAGGTGTCCGAATGAGAAAACCCGGAGCGATCCTCAAGACGTGGCTTTGTAATGGCTTCATGTGCGAAGTCGTCAAAGGCCCAATGTGCCTCTGTGGCTACGTCCAAGTGCCCAAAAACCATCCAGATTACAGCAGGAGCTATGACGACGTGGACGTTCGGGTCCACGGCGGCTTGTCGTTCGCGGGCAAGCGCCTTTCCAAGACCGGCTACTGGCTCGGCTTTGACACGGGGCATTCATTACGGCGATGCTTTTATCATCGAGGGCGACTTGCTCAAAGCGGTTCCGGGTTTCGCGGAGAGCTTCGGCCCCGGCCCGGATCGCCACCTGTGGACCGTCGAAGAAGTGGCCGCAGAAACCGAAAAGCTCGCTTTGCAACTGGCGAAACGCGCCAAAACCAAGAAAAAGCCATGATCCAAAAGACCTACAAGGGCAAAAAATCCGACCAGTCTGTCCGCGTGACAGTAAAAGAGCCCGGCGTCGCCACCAGTAGCTACTCGCTTCTCCCGAGGCGTGATCTTTATATTAATATTAGCGGCAAAGCTAATTTTCATTGGGGTTGTGGGACTGTTATTACGTGTCACCCGACAAAGCGGCTCGCCGTTTCGCTTCTAGCGGACGCGACGGGCGACGACAAACTGGCTACCTTGGCTTATGAAAGATTCGAGAAAGACATTCTCGTCGAGCTATCAGACGATTGGACGATGACCGACAACGACATCAAAGCGACGCTGGAACGACTGCTTGAATACTAAAACCATGAAATGCGATGCTTGTCATAAAGACGCCACGGACTTTAACGGCGGGCCGTGGGGCGTCGTCTGCAAGGCGTGTCTGCCGAGGGCTCGCGATCAGTACCTCGACCGAATTGCATCGCTCCGTATGGAAAATATGCTGGAAGCCCCCGACGAGCTTGACCTTGAGGACTTCGAGCGGTTCACCTTGAAAGTCGCCGTGCATTGTCTTGATGCTCTTAGCGACGATAGCAAAAAGTCTATCCAGAAAGAAAACCCGATGATTCTTGTGCCCGACCTGCTTGCGCTAGAGTTCAAGGGCCGCGTCCTCAAGTGGCTTGGCGACGAGCTTGTCGTCATGCATGAAGCCAAGGGGCATGAAAAGCTGTTTCACGACGGTACGTATCGGTTCCGGTACAAGATTCCGAAGGACAAGGTTTTTGCCGCTTTTATCAAGGCGGGCATTTTGAAGGAGTCCGAGTGAAGAAAAAGAGGAACGCCGTTTGCACTAAGAAGCCGGGGAAGAAATCGAAGCCGACCGTAGCGTCCACGAAGCCCTGCCCGCGTTGCGGCGAGGTCATGCCCGTTAGCTTCGGCCTTGGCGTGAGCTTGTGTCGGCGGGACAATAAGACCTATATTTGTGCCGATTGCGGCACCGACGAAGCATTTTTCGATTACCTTGGGGTGCGCTGGAAGTCGATCCGGCCCCGCATTCTTGACACTTGGAGGTTCAAGCCGTGAGCTATAACCGTAGAACGAATATTTGCCACGGCCTTGTTAATTGGCCCGTGAAAAGCCCAAAGTGGCGCGACAGCGGCGAGGGCGGTCTTGCGGCTTATGCCGTGTTCGTCAAAGACCCGAAAGGTCTGGTCTGCATCCCCGGCGTCGGAGCGAAGCTGTATTCCGACGTGATCTTGAGTTCGTCGATACACAAGCTGAAAGTCAAAACGGAAACATACGCGCTGAACCGCATTTTGCAGAAGGCCAAGCACTACGCCGTCGATGGCGTCCCGAATATCGGCATCAAACCGATGTCAAAAAAGACAAAGCGTATTTTCGGCGTGGGAACCGGCTTTAGCGTCAGCTACGGCGGTGAGGAAAATCACAAGATTAGCGAGGACGCCGCGAGGTCGATCCTGTACGAAAACGGCAGTTACGCCCGGTGCTTGGATGTTTCGGCCATCGTCTATCTTGGCTCCACGGGGGCGTCGCTGTCGAACTACGACCTCGTGAAAAACGGCAGATACTTCACCGTGGAACGCAAGCACTTGACGCCAAAGGGCAAGCGGCTTCTGGCGACGCTGGAGAAGCTATACGATCACAAGGCGGAAATTTTGACGGTGCTTGACACATGAACTGGCGTGACAAAATCATCAAGTGGGTTTATCCCGGTCAAGACGCTAACGACCCCAAAATACCGTCGTGGTGGATCATCAAGAAGGCGGCTCTGATGGACGGTATGTATTACCTTGGCAACTGCCGCAACGCCGCTATCGCCCGATGGGACGCGAAACTGGAAGTATTCTGGCATTGGCGCGACAAGTGGGGCGACCGTTACCTTGAGTCAATTAAACACGCCGAGGACTTTGACGGCTACGACGTATTCAAGCCGACGTCGGAACTCGGGATGGACCCGACGATCCCGTTCGAGACGTCCGCCCGGCGGAGCGAGATGCTGGATAAGCCACACGGACAAGAGGGTCCGCTTTAGGAGAACGCCATGATGCCCGACTGGAAATCGAAAACTCTCAGCGACCTTCTTCCGTCAGACGCGATCAAAGCCCTGTCAAAAATCGCCGTTGAGGCGTCGATGGGCAAAATCCCCGATAGCGAGCTTTATCCGCGCCTGAAAAGCGCGCTGGAACCGTACCGCCAGCACTTACTGGATCAGGACGTTCTGGTCGAGTATCTGGCGCGGTATCTGGAATGGTCGCTGTCCGAACAGCAGGATGAAACAGCGTGAAAAATAACAAGGAGGCCCATGACCGACCGACTGAGCCCGGAAGCAACGGCAACGGAAGTCATTGACCATTGCACCGTATGGCATAGCAAAGGCCACCATAGCCCCGACTGCGCCGCAACCGTCGAGAAATGGTCCGCTTGTGCCGGGTGCATCAAAGACGTTATCGTGCAAGAGCGCGCCGTCAGCGAGCGATTCAGGCAACTGCTTCGGCGTCTGCAAGACCGTAACGGATGCGTTGAAGGATGCGACGCCCCAAACGGCGGCGACGAGCATTCGGCGCTGTGCGTCGAAGTGCATGAAGCCCTCGGAGATTTGGTATGTGGGGGCAAAGAGGAGACGCCATGAACAGAGCCCAATATCAAATCGAACGTATCGACAGCGAGGTCATGGTCATCCGCGATCTTGGCCCTTGGGACCGCTATCCGACCGTGACGAACGACGCTGAAGGCGTCGTACAGAAACTTCACGAAGACGGGTGACTCGGCACCCTGAGACTTTATTGCTATGACAGCGAGGGGCACCTCGACGAGCTTGTCCACGACGACAACGGGAAGTTTATTCGATTCGCGCCTTGCTCTGATTTTTGGTGACATGATGGCGACCTTGATTTTCGTGGACTGCGAGGCCCCGTTCGGCAAGGGAAGCCCGTCCGTTGACGCCGAAGGTTCTGCGGTGGTGGGAAAAGCACAAGCGCATCGACCGCAAGCGGAAACGGGAAGAAGCAACGGATCGCCGCCGCGAGAAAACCGGCAAAAAGGCGATGATGAAGTTGACGCCCAAAGAAAAAGAGGCCCTCGGGCTTTGATTCAATACAAAGGAGAAATCCAAGTGACACCAGAAGATAGGATTACCGCGACGTTCGCGGCCTTCTCGGTAAATACAAAAATGACCTTCGAGCAGTTGCGCGTTGCGTGTTTGGAGGACGCCCGCGCCGCCGTGCTGGAAGAACGAAAAGAGTGCGCGAGGATCGCTCTCGAACGGGCGTCATTTGGGACGTTGCCGAATCCTTCATGCTGTGATCGTAACGTGAAGCGATCTGCCGCTGAGATCACCACTTCGATCCACGCAAGGGAACCCATGACGCCGGAAGACTACGCCAGCTTCGTGAACGTCAATCTCAAATCCTGCGATTGCAGAACCGACGAAAAGACCGGAAAGTTCCTCCCCAAGTGCGAAGGACACATTGCGATTGTAAACGCCATTCGCTCCGCCGAGCGCGACGCCGAACAGCGCGGCATGGAAAAAGCGGCCAAGATCGTCTACGGGCAGATATGCGCGGGTCATGCGGACAAGCCGCCAGAGCTTTTCCAGACGCGATGCGAGCGTTGCGACCGGCTGTGGGCCGCGCTCATAGAAATCAGGCCCGTGAAACTTTTATAGGAGCCAGAAATGGCAAAAGATCGTCAGATCGTCAAGAAGCTCCCGCTGATGGCGGGACGCAAGTGCGCCCTTGTCGGGCGTTGGGAGACGGAAAACGGCAAGAAGTGGGAACCCATGATCGCCCTGTATCTTGAAACACCGGGCGAGGACTACACCCCGCAGGAAATCCCCCTGCACATGGACTCCGCGCCGTCGTTTAAGACCGAAAAAGTGGCCGTCAGGTGGGTCAAGCAAACAATGGGCGAAGCGCAAAAACTCGCCAAATGCGCTTGACACGCAAGAAAAGGATGATACACTAAAACCATGACCGAAACCAAAAACAAGGCGTCTTGTCTCAAGCCCGATTGCGGACGCGAGGCGGTTCGCCGGGGGCTTTGCAACTCGTGTTACCAGACGGTCCTACGGCTGATTATGCTCGGCATGACGACGTGGGACAAGCTCCAACACGAGGGCAAAGTGCTACCCCCGGCGCGGCACCGCAACGCCGAATGGTTCTTGGGCAAAGCCGCCGCCAAGAAGTAATTTGACTTGTCGCTGGCGCGGTGTCCATGCGGGGGTTTGCCCGCACGGTGTCCAGACGTATTTGGACCCGTAAATGCCGCTTGGCGTAACCGTAGCGGTAATCCGATGATTGACCGGGAAAGACCACGTTGACGGTCAGCCAGCCGGGAGATTGGCCGCTTCATGAAAGCGGACGGCCCGGCTCGTGCGGATGACGGCTTGCCGCCTTCGGGCGGCACACCGCGCCAGCCATGAGTCAAATCAAAATGCGCGATAATTACATTCGTCAGCTTAACGACGAACTGAAACAAGTCGCGGCGGTCGCCGAGGCAGAAGCCAAAAAGCACGGCAACGAAGGGCCTCGCACGGCGCTTCGCGTCGTCAAGTTCAAAAACAGGTATCGCAAGCACGAGCGCAAGCACACGAAGGGCGCTCTGGACTCGACCGTCCCGGTCCTACGGGTGAGCTTGACGGAACACGAGAGCAACCTGATGGCCCGTGAAATAGCGAAGCTGGAACTGGCAGAACTCAAGTCGATGCTTCCGGCGATTCTGGCCTCGCAGATCGACGAGGCCCTTGCGAGCCATGATATGCGGCTTGTCCGGTATCTCGGCCAGAGCGCCCGCGAGCATTTGCCCCGCCAGATGTTCTACGACGACTAGGGCTCGATGTATTCTTGAGCCGGATCGCCATTGGGACGGCGGCGGGCGGTTCTGGTTTCACGATGCCAGCCGACCGGCTCGGGATCGACCTCGGGCTTCCATGCGGTCATGGCGGCGACCGCCGCGTCGATGGACTCATATCAGTATCCATGCTCGTAGCTCTCGTAGCCGCGCCCGACGCAGATGCGGCCACCGAAGATCAGCGGCACGACCGCCGCTATCCGACCGTCTGATAACACGCGATGCGTCACGAAGCCATGTTCGTCAAGCGTCACGTCAAGGCCCATTCCTGAATGGCCTCGGCAATGGTCGGCCTTTCAAGTTCGTTCAGGTAAAACAGCGCGATGTCCTCGCCGTTCCAAAAACCCCCAAGCTCACGATACGGGATCAGCGGGAAGCCGCGTAACCGCACGGTGGCGATAGCTGTCTTCCAGCCGTTTGCCCTAAAAAGCAGAATCGGCTTTTTGGTCTTGGCGGCAATAGACGCTTCGGACCAGAATTTTTCAAGCATGGGGGTTGCTTTGCCCAAACCCGGAAAAAAGTCTATCAGCGAAAAGCTCCTGTAATTTTTGCACTCGACATAGACGTTCCATGAGTTTTCTTCGGATCGCAGGGCCGTGGGGTCTACGATAATATCCCCGTTAGACTTAGCGGACCAGCCGCCCGACAGCGGCGTCCGTCGCAATACGTTATCGCGCCCGTAGACGGCTTTTGATAGCAGCTTTGCGGCCTCGCGCTCGAAGGCGTTGCCCTTCTGGTGCGAACGGGAACGGGCTCTGGAAATGGCCTCGGGGTCGCCCATGCTAACTCGCCAGCCAATCTTCGATTTCTTTTGCACCCGCAGGGTTATTGGCTTTCCATTGGGGATCGACGCCCGACGTCTTGAGGCAATCGCCACAGGCCACAAGAACGCTGATATTATGGTTCGATCCGTTAAGCACGGCGGTCACGAGAATTTTCCTCGAACAATGCGGACACGTCAAAAGATAGTTCACCACGGGCGATAGGTCCATTACTACTACTCCACAAAACGAGTGTCGATGACGACGCCGAAACCCACTTCTCTGATTCCGACGATGGCCGTACCGCCGCCATGACCGTATCTGTCGACCCAAACGGGCGTGGTTTCGTCCATCACGAAATCACCGCCTTTGTAGCCCTCGAAGGTTTCGCCGAGCGCGTTTTTGCACCGGCGAAGAAAATTACCGACCGTGTCTTTGGGCCTGTCCGGTTCCTTGAAATCGACTGCCAAGTGGTTGTAGTAGCCCCAGTAACTCATAAAACCACCGGGGCCAAAGCCGCAGAAGTCGAAATAAATCGAAAGAGACGGGTCTAGCGGCTCAAGCGCAGAAATCATTGCCCCAAGCGTCATCACGCCGTTGTCATGAAGCATCTTTTTTATCCGTGCGTCCACTTCTTCGTAAAGTTTGTCCATGTTGATACCCGGAGGTTTATTTGGGTTCATGCGACCTCCACGCGGCTGATGACGTTTTCTTTGACGACGCGGACGACGTGCGGGACGTCTTGCAGAAGCGCGTCTTGATGCGACACGACCAAGACCGACCCAAACCGCGAGGCGATTCGTTGCAGGAGCTTCACGGCGGTTTCGCACCCGGCGGCGTCCAGATGCTCGAAAAGCTCGTCAAAGGCCACAAGGCCGATGTCCGCGCCGGAACGCAAGCGCGCAAGGTCAAATAGGGACAAAGCCAGCGCGAGGTCCACGCGCTGTTGCTCGCCGCTGGAAAGCGACTCGTAGGTCGCCCCTGCGCTGGATGTGGCAATCGCAACCGTGATCGTGTCTTTGAGCCGGTCGTCGCTTTTAAGGGGCCGCACCGGGGACAATGCCACGCGAATCGTGCCGCCTGTTATTTCCATGAGATACTCGTTAGCGCGATCCTCCACGAACGGCAACACCGAGTCCAAGAGCATCGACCGGATGCCCCCGAGCCCGAAGGCGTCCACCCAAAAACGGGCGTCGTCGGCCCGAACGCGCAACGCAGCGGATTTCAAGGCCAGCGCGGTCATTTCATCGGTAACGGTTTTAATCTTGTCGTTGAAACCTCGGAGGTCCGCCGCTTCCACTTCGCCTTCGGCTTTGAGCCGAGCGAGGTCTTCGATGAATCGTTCAATGTCGGCTTGGCGACGATCCAACGCCGTTCGACAACGGACGGCCTCAACGAGAGCAAGATCGACGACGCGAAGCTCCGTTTGAAGCCGAATGACCGATGCCGTTGCATTATCAAAGGTTGTCTGAGCGGCTTTGAAGTCTTTTCTGAACGCATCGACCTTGGCGTCGGCGGCGTCAGCGGCGTCACGAGCTTTTATGTATTGCCCTTCAAGGTCTTTGAGCTTCGGGGCCATAGACTTTTCGACGTGATCTCCGGCGACGTCCTGAAAACACGTCGGGCACTTGCGGTTCACGAGCCCTTCAACGCCCGTGAGGGTTTTTGAAAAGCTAACCATCTTGGCCTGCGAGACATTAGCGACCGAGCCGAGTTTGGCGGCTTCCCGACCTGCGGCGTCAAGGGCCTCCGAAGCAGACGTTTTTTGAGCGGCCAGCGGTTTGAGCGACTCTGAGCATCGTGCCTTTTCGGTTTCATGCCGCGAGCGGGTTTTCTCAGTTTCCACGATGGCGGCGTCGGCCTTCGTAAATTCATCCGGCGTTGGAGCGTCAGCAATGGCCTTTTCCAATGCCGCAATGCGCGTCTTACGGTCGATGTGCTTGCGCTCGGCGGCGTCGCGCATAGCATCGCGCTCGCGTTCCAGCGTGACCTTCTTGGCTTCTTCCACGGCGATTCGCAGTTCCAACGCCCCACCATCGCTACGGCAGAACTTCTCGGCGGCGCGGGCGGCTTCAACGGCGCGCTCGAAGACCGACAGGTTCAAGACGCGCTCGATGACGGCCTTCTTGTCGCTGTCGGACAGGCGCAAGAATCTATCAATGCCCTGCCCGAATACGACCGTCTGCGTGAAGACGTTAAAATCAAACCCGAGAAGTTGCTCGATCTGCCCTTGAACGTCTTTCACACGGTCAAATGACACGTCGCCTTCGGTGGGGGTAAAGAGCTTCAAGATGGTCTTACCCCCTTTGCGCCGTCGAACGATCTTGATGGTATGACCGTCCTGCTCAAGTTCGACCCAAACTTCGCATCCGTCGGCTTCTGCACCGAGCCGGATCACGGCGTCGCCGTCAATGCCCCGAAGGGTCTTGCCGAACAGCGCGAACGCCAGCGCATCACAGGTTAAGGCGCTCTTGCCGGAGCCGTTGGATTGCGAACCGGGAGAGTCTTTGTTCATGCCTACGATGGCCGTGAGGCCCTTTTCGGGCTTGAAGTCAAACTCCGCGAACGACAGGAAGTTTATTCCCGCGATGCGGCTGATACAAAGGGTCATGTAGGTTTTAGAAAAGGGCGTCCACGAGCTTGCGCCAGTCGCCCTTGAGTTTGTCTTTGATCTGCTGGTCGGCGGCTTCTACGAGCGCGCCCCATGCGGGCTCTCCGATAAGGCCCTTGATCGACTCGACGCCTTTTTGCGGATCGGGGATCGAAAAGCCGGTCTTGCGCTCGAAACCCCGCAGGGCCACCAGCGTCACGAACTCTTTGGGGACGCCGTTTTGATGCGCCGTGGCGGGCTCCTGCGATACTTTGAAGGAATCGAGCTTGATGACGTCCGCCGGTTTGGGTTCCGGCTTCTTGACGGGTTTATCCTCGGGCTTACCCCGCTTGAGCGGCATCGGATCGGCCTCTGATTCGCTGACCTTGGTTTTGATCCTGATGGGGCTGACGCGATTGGACTCGTCGAGCCGCTGAACATACCCGAGCATCGTGGAAAGCCGAATGACCTGCTGATAATAACTCGGCGAGTGCGGAGAGCCGAACTCGTTGAGAAATTCATCGAACTCGATCATGACGTCTTGCAGGTGCGCGCCGTTTCGGTATTCGGCGGGATGGCCGGAAACGGGGATGCGCCGGATATTTTTTGCCATCGTGACCGTACCGGGGGAACAGCCGATCTTGAGAGCCGAATAAAATTTGCGGTCGTCCAGCCACTTAATCACCCCGGACTTCTCGGCCTCGTCGATGATGCTGGTGATCTTTTGGGGGACGCTCGTCAGGTGATCCGAGACGTGCTTACGCAGGTCGTCTTTGGACCATTCGCCGACGCCTTCATTCAGAAGCAGTTTGAGAAGCTCCACGAAATTCGATGCGGTCGCCATGTCGTCATCCTCCTGTGCTACGGGTTTTGGGTTTGACCATTCTTCGGACGGCATAAATGCAGGTTTTACGGCGGGCGCGCTCGAAGCCGCCGCGACGGGTTTTTGAAGCGTTGCCGCCAGTTCGTCAAGGGCTCGCAGAACGCCGCTCGGGCTTGTCGTTCGCAGGATCGGCAGGCCGAGCTTTCGAGCCACCGCAACGGAATGCGACACGCTCCCGTGTTCGGCCATGCGGTGATTGACGACCAGTACGTCACCGGCTTGAAGCGTGACGGTGAGCTTGTGCATCTGATGGGTGCGCTTGAAGGCGCGCTTGGCTTTTTCGGGGAGCATGAAATTCTCGCTCGCCAAGACTATTAGGCGGCGATCCTTAAAGACGTCTAGGGGGTCGGGCTGACCTGACGGTCTAGGATCGTCTTTTGCGCCTTGACCCACGCCACTTGTTGCCGCGAGACTTTGAAGCGGCGCATCAGAGCCCGCGTGTTGTCCGTTCCCCGTTGAAGCTCCCGCATAATCGCCTCTTTGATCGCGGGCGGCATCGGGCTGGCGTACCCCTTGAGGGAGGATCGCTTGGACGGTAAGCCGTTCCGACTCGCGCGGTGCGTTTTGAGCGTCTCGTCCACCAAACGCCGCAGTTCTCGAAGCAGGCGAATCCACCGCTGGCGCAACTCCGTCTTGGAGCGCATCGTTGACCTCCGTTAGATCGACAAAGGAATAATCCACAAGGGGCATATAAGACACGATGATCCGCGACGTTCGCTCCAACGTCTTACAGGTTTCACGAAAAGATTGCTCGCCGCGTCCCGTGACGTTCGGCAGGATCATGCCGCCGGAAATCGCGTAGGGGTGCTGGCCCAAAATGTCACCGTGTTGGTCTGCTAGAACGATCTCAGACGCAAGCGATGTGGAGCCGGTGGACCACTTGTATCCCAAGCGTTTCGACACGCCCCACACGTTTGACTGGTCCATGATGTACGAAATCCCAAGGGTCTGCGCGATACGGGGGTTAAGGTCATGGTGTCCACCCGCTTTTTCGATCATGCGTTCGATGTTTGAATGAAGCCCCATTTCAAGACAGATGCGTTGGGTTTCTTCCCACGCAACTTCACGAATAAGCTGGTACGGCGGGCCGATACGTTCGCAGAACTCGTCGATGACGCCCTTAAAGAGCGGCTTGAGTTCTTCGGCGATTCTGGAAACGGCGGGCATGACGTTGGGCAAAATGGCGTCTTTCCGCATGGCTTCGATCAGCTTGGATCGACGCTCGGGTCCGCGAGTCAGGCAGTAATGCACGGCATTCGCCAGAAGTTCCTCGCGGGAGTCCAGAATGCCGCCCATCTCGTCGAAAAAGTCCGTCACGAACGCCTCGTTGATGACCGAAGATAATTCGACTTCGCCGCGAACGCGCTTCATCAAGCGGGCAAAGACGCGGCGCATGAGGTCGTAAGCCAGAATGGCGGCATAGGACAGCTTTTGCGGTTCCTGCTCGCGGCGGGTGTAAACGGTCACGGCAAGAACGGCTTTGGATCGCAGGACGCCGCGCTCGGAAATCGTTCGGAGGCATTCAAGCGTATGGCCCGAAAACGGACTGTAAAAATCAAGATGAATGCACTCGAAACTCTGATCGGTGTCCTTGAGAAAGTCCAGTACGTCTCCCGTGATGACGCGAGCGCCGGGAAGATTTTGCGTGATGGCCTCGGCGCGGGCGGGGATTTCTTCGACGACCGTGATGTCCTCGTTTTTGACGCCGAGGGGTCGCCAGACCTGCTCGACTTCCCACAGGTTCGGCGTTTCAAGCGTAAGAACGCGAAGCCGCCCCGCCAAGTTCGCCTTGATGAAACTTCGGAGCCGATACCGAAAGGCGTTCTTGGCGGGGTAGTTTAGATCAAGCGGGGTCATACTTGACCCCGGTTTTGGCGTTGCCCGTCGCTACGGCGGTACGCACGGACATGAGATTCTGGCCGCACCTAGCGCAGTAATCCCACGGGACGTTGGCGACGGCGTTCTTGTAATCGCGGATCGGCGTGGAGCAACTCGGGCAGAAGTGAAGCCCATGAGCGGGCCTGAACTGTTCGATCTTTTCGACCTTCCAGCAGGTAGCGGATTCCGTCGTTCCCGCCGTTGACGTGGGCCGCAGTTGCGTAAAGGCGAACCTTGCGGTGCCCTTCTTGGCCTTCTTCGCCTTGCGCCCGCTGTGCTTGGTGATGGTCGCGTCGAGCCCCGCCAGAGCCGCCTTGACGTCGGAACCGACGTTCAGATCGACCGGCGTGACGCCTTTAGCCGCCGCCGCAAGACGCCCTTTGAGCTTGGACATACTGATGCCTTTGGGCTTGAGGGCGACGCCGACCACCCATCCCGCGTCTTTGCACGGGCCGTGTGTCTGGTGCTTGCCCGAGAACACGAACTTCTCGCCGCACCCCTGACAGGTCTTCGGTTTCGGCTTCGGACGTTCGACGCCCCACTTAAATCCCTTCATGTCTTATCTCCGTTCCTCCGCTTGCTGAATAAACTCAAGGCCCAAGGCCGCAAGCGATGTAGCCCGGTCCTTGCCGTAACGCACGGCGTACTCTTTCACGATGGTTTTCGGATCGACGGACGGGTCGCAACAAAGCCGGTCGCCTTCGGGTCGCGTGATAGGCGGCGCACCGGCTTGAATCGAAAACGCGCGGGCGCGCTTTTTAAGTTCGTCGGTAAGAGGCGCAAGAATATCATGGGGAAGGTCTGAATCAAATGTGACCTGCACGAAGTTGCCGTCGATGTCGTTCATGGCCGACTCGAAGTTTTTCTCGGTGACGCGGATGAACTTGGGATAGCCGGTGAGCGGGATAAACTTGAGTGACTTTAAGCCGCTCGGCGTGACGTCGGCGAGCGTGAAGCCGCGCTGTTGGCCCGCATCGGACCAAACGTGCTGAATTGGTGCGCCGGGAATCAGGATCGTGGGATTCAACGGAAGCGTAACAGGGTCGATCACTTGCCGGTTATGATAGTGCCCGGCGATAACAAGGTGCTTGGCGAGACGGTGAGCTTCGGAAGGGTCGAGGTCGTTTTCAAACGCGCTAGTAAAATACTCAGAGATTTCAGAACCGCGAACGCCTTGATGAATAACAGCGACGTCAGCGGGTTCGGCAGGCAAATTGGTTTCGCCGTAGGCGCGGCCAAAAAAGCTCATGCCCAAAACGGGAAGGCAACCGAAATCAGACAAAATCGTAAGGCCGCACTCGCGCAGGGCGGCGATGCTGGACAGACCGCGCATCTGCGCCGCGCGGTCGTGGTTGCCTTCGATGATGAGCTTGGGAATCTTCGGGTGCCGCCGATGAAGCTGGCGAAGCGTTCCTGCTAGAAGCGCAAACACATGAACGTCAATCTTCGTGACGTGCGTGAGATCGCCCGCAATCACGATCACATCGGCCTTTTCGCGCTCGGCCACGTCGCCGAGGTCGTCAATGACTCTGAGCGTGTCCAGAAGCCGTGAATTAAAGCCGCGCGAGTCCAGCGTAGAAAACGCGGGCCAGCTATGGACATGAACGTCGCTTGTTATCAGAATCTTCACAGCTATAGGGCTATAGTAATCAGACCTTGGAGATTGCCTTGGCGAATTCTAACGACCCACCGCCGCCATGCGCGGACGGCGCTTGGGAATGCTCATGCGGTCGATCACGTCGAACACATCGGCGAGTTCCTTGAGAATCGCATACTTGCGGCGGAACGACTCAAGCTCCGCGAGAGCTTCGTCGAGCATGACCTGACGCGAATCGGCGTCCGAAAGCACCGAGGAGATATTGCGATAAGACCCGCCTTCGGCGTCTCCGAGACGGTCGATCTGAATAAACGCCCGGATATTCCGAGGGGCTTTTGTCATGGGACTCTCGACGACGACTTCGATGTAACGCATGAGCCGCCGCGCCTGCTCCATGCGATATTCCTGCGCCGCCTTTGAGTCCGACCACTCAAAATAATCATGAAGCGGACTGGACTTGGCGCGAGCGTCGTCGAGAACGATCCCGGCATTCACGACGCCGTGTCTGCGTTCAAGCTCCAAGAGCCGCTTGCCATATTTGCGGGCCTTGACGGTCGAAAGACGGCTTCCAACACGACCGCGAAACTTCGCGCCGTTTTCAAGATCAAAGAGCTTCGTCATAAGAACCTCTGATAAAAGCCATGAATTGCCTGCCATGCCTATCCCCGCCGCCTGCCTTGCCGCGCCATGTCGTGACCAGCCGCGCCCTCGCGCCCTGCCATTCCTGCCTTGCCATGCCCAACCTAAACAGGCCGAGCCCTTCCTAGCCACGCCTTTCCTGCCGTGCCATGAATCGACATACCTTGCCATGCCGGGCAATGCCATGCCAGAGCGCACCACGCCTGCCGTACCGAGACGCGCCGAGCCGAGCAACGCCTAGAAATACCGGGCCTGCCATGCCAAGAACTGCCCAGCGATTCCAAACCTAGCCCTGCCAATCCTGCCGAAACTCGCGTTGCCTGTAACCAGCCGTATCGTGCCTCGCCCTGCCTATCCTGCCGTACCAAGTCAAACCGTGAGCCGCCGGTCCTTGCGGTGCGAAGCCACGCCAAGACTATACCGGCCTTGCCATAACGGACCTTGCCTCGACAGACCTAACCATGCCGTTTCTGCCGGACGATGCCAAGCCGTGCGACGCCTCGCGCCGCATCGCCTAAATTTCAAAGAGCTTTCGAGAAACTAAACGACGTGGAACGTCCCGTTGGACCCGTCGCGTTGCGGACGCCACTCGCCGACGCCAACGGAGAACCCCGCGACGTTAAACAAGTTCACGATCTGTTCGGGGCTGATGACATTGGCGTTGTACCGGATCAAAAGCCGCACGGACCAGTCCTTGAACACGCCGCGATACCGGATGTCGGCGACTTTGCGACCGACGGGTCCGATGCGAACGATGTCTTCCTGCATCTCGGGCTTTGGGCCTTCGATCTCGATGAGGTTGCCGACGACGTGAAACGCGCCCTTAGCGACGGACTTGAAAATACCTTCCACAAACGAACAGGAATCCACGGCGGACTTCTTGAAGCCGCTGGCCGGAAAGCCGTACTTGCCCTTTTTGCCCGGCATCGGGTACAGCGAGTCCCTGAAACACTCTTCGGGATTCTTGGCGGCTCTGGCCTGCTTGGCCTTCTTCTGTTGCTTGTCGCTGATCTGCGTCTTGGCCTTCGTCGAGAACTTGTTACACAGAAGCGGCGTGTCGCCGGTGAGGCGAATCGTCATCGTGCGAACGTCGATGGCGGGCACTCGAACGACCTGCTTGGGGACTTTCGACGCCGTCGCCTTGAGGGCCTGCGCCAGAGCGGCGCGATGAGTCTGCGACGTGACCGGGGTTTCGAGAACGGAACCGTTTTGTTTTCGGCTCATTGTGACCTCTGAGAAAAAGGGTCATCGTGTCCGTGATCGGCGGTGAAACGTATCACACGCCGTTTGATAAGTCCAGTCTAGTTTTCTTGCGTCTCTGCCTCCCCCGCAACGATCTCTCCCCCGCTACCGGCGACGACCGATTCCACGACGCCGCGAATCGGTGCCAGAAGCTCGGGATGGTCCATGACAACTTTGTTCCAGTCGAAGTCCTTGAAGGCATAACTGCCGAATTTCATCTGGCCGTCTTCGAGCGTCAAGCGGCCATGCCGCACGAGAAATTCTTTCAGGCCGCTGTAAGTGTCGAAGCCCGAATCGAACTTGAAGCGCATCTTGGCTTTCCGGTAGGGCGGCGCGAGCGTGTTCTTGACGGCTTCGATTTCAAGCTCGATGCCGGTGACAAGCGATGTCTTGGCGCTTTTAATGATCGCGGTCTTTCTGAACATGAGCCGCGCCGAAGCGTGATAGCGCAAGGCCCTGCCGCCGGGGGCTTCTTTGAACGAAAAAGACCTGACTAGCTGTTGCCGAAGCTGGTTCACGCCGATCAGGGTGATGCCCTTGTGGTGAAGCCGGTTCATCACGGATCGAAACGACGCCGACAGGATTCTAGCGCGTTTCATCATTTCCGGCTTGGCGGGATCGAAGTCTTCTTCAAGTTCCTCCGCGCCGGGAGTCGCGGCGATGCTGTCCCAAACGATGACAGTGGGTATCTTCGAGTCGGCGGTGTCGGCGATTCGAGCGATCAGCTTGACGATGTTTTCCAGCGTCAGCATATCTTCGGGCGCGTCGCCGCCGGGATACCCGAGCTTGGACCAGTCTACACCGAACTTTTCGGCAAACGACTGGTCGGTCTTGGATTCGGGGTCGATCAAGAAGGCCACGCCGCCCGCCCGCTGAAACGTAGCGATAATGGCATAGCCAAAGGCGCTCTTAGCGGTGGCGGGGTCGCCGAGAAGCTCGATGTACCGGCCTCTCGGCACCCCGTCCCCCAGCACAAGGTCGATGGCGTGAACCCCCGTTCGGAGGCACACAGGTTTCTCGTAGGCGTGCATCCCGGCGATGAGCTTTACCATCGTGAGGACTGGCTTGGGCTTCACCGCCGGGTCTGCGGCCTTGTTTTTTGGCGGACGACCTCGTTTTGCCATCGGGCTATGGCGTGCCCTTCTTCTTGGCCCACGTCTTGAGCCGGTCTTCGAGCTTCGGAGCGGTAGACGCTGGCGGCGTCGTGGGCGAAGCCGAAGCCGGGGCCGTCGAGGTGTCGTCCTCCTCGACGATTTCTTCTTCGGTTTCAGATGTATCGACGGGCGGATTGGCGGGCGAAGTCACGCAGTCGCCGTCGGTGACGCCGAAGACGGCCTTTTTGATCTCCAGAGCCGACTGGACCTTGCCGTCGATGAGCCGGTTCAGGTCGTTGAGCTTGTCCAGAACGGTCATGTCCTTGAGGGGCCGGGATTCGCGGCTGACGATGACGGTGTATTTCGGGAAATTCCCGCTAGCCGTCATTTCAGTCGTGAGGTTGATCGTGATGTTGAAGCCCACCTTGGGGTCCGTAAAGTCGCACGGCCCGCTCTCGTCGTCGCCGACCTGTTGCTGGAGAAGCTGGTCGAGGACTTGGACGCCGAACGGATAGACCATGACCTCGTTGTCTTTACCCGCGACCACGACGTTGCAACACGCGCGCTTCTTGACGCCGATCTGCTTGGCGATGGCGATGTCTTCGTCTTTGCGGGTGCGCCAGAGTCCGCTGACGTAGCCGCAAATCGGGCACGGCTGGTTCATCGTGAGCTTGGGACAGGTGATCGCCGTGCGCTCGCGAGTCTCGGTTTCGGGCATATAGTGGACGCCATATTCTTTGAACCACATTTCCGATCCCGCCACGGGAGGCAGAATGCGAATCTTGTACGAACCGTCCTTGTCGGGCGTCCACCAGCCCTTTTCGCCTTCCTGCTCTTTTTGGCGCTGGAGGAACCTCTGACGGATTTTGTCGAGATTCGTCGCGCCGTACTTGAGTGCCATGTTACTGCCCCTTTCCAAAATAGGACTTCTTGAATTTCTCGACTTCCACTTCTACGGCGGAAGGCGAGCCCTCTTCTCTTATGCGGTTACGCGCCAGCGTAACGAGGGTGTCTTTGCGTTGCCAGAAGGCGTCCTTGAAAACGGCCGCGAGACTTTCGTTTTGCAAGGCCGCGCGGACCTGCGAGGCCGCGTCGAGATAGCCGTCGTCCGTTCGCACGGCGGCTTTGACCGCATCGACGGTCGTTTTCGCGCCCTTCTTTTCGAGTTGGGCGGGCTTGTCGAGCGTGAGGCGGTATTCCAGTTCCTCAAGCTCCGCTTCAAGCTGGCGGCGTTCGCCCACCGCCCGCGTGTGAAGCACCGCGAAAAACGCGAACATCGACGCCTGATGCGCCAGCGCCGTGTCCAGATCGTCGCGGTCGATCCGAAGCTCGGCCTCGGTGGAAAACTTGAAGCGTTCCGACCCGAGAACGATCTCGATGTCGTGGCTTCGCTTATCGGTCATGCGATCCTCCTAAAAACCCAAGTCATGCTGAACGCCGGAATCGGGCGGTTTTTCGTCCCGCTTTTCGGCGTCGTGAAACAGCTTGGAAAATTTCTTGACGGCCCGCTCGAACTCGGGGTACAGGGCGTTATCGCGTAATACAGCGGCAGGGTGGATACACGCCACGACCTGTCGGCCCGTCGGCGACTTGTAAACCGTCGCGTTGGCTTTGAGAATCGAGCCCTTCCCGCCAAGGGCTTCCCATGCCGAGCGCCCGACCGCCAAAACCAGCGGCGGCGCGAGTATTTCAAGCTCTTTGTCCAGCCACGGGCAGTACGGCTTTTCGGCGTTCGGGTCGGTGCTACGGCACTTAATGACATTGGAAAAGCCGATCTGCTTTCGGTCGATGCCGTAGGCGTCCAGAAGCCCGATAAGCAACTTGCCGCTTTCGCCTTGAAACGGCTTGCCCCGCCTATCCTCTACGGCTCCGGGGTCTTGGCCGACAACAAGGGCGTTATAAATCCCCGGATCGACCGGAACAGGGGCCTTGCACGTCTTTCGCCGGTCACACAGAATACACGTCCGCGTTTCATCCACTAGCGCATCAAGCGCAGGCGACCGATATAGCGTGATTTGCCTCTCGTTGCCTTTGCTTTCAAGCGCACCGGCGAGCGCGGCGGGGAGCTTTCTCTTTTTCAGGCGCACGGACAGGTCTTGGAGACTTATAATCGCTTTGAGGCCCCTTTCCGCCATAATGGCGGCTATCAGGGGTTTGGTCATCCCGGCCACGTCCGAAAACGGCCTGCGAAGGCCGGTTTCTTCGCCCTGCCATGCGTTACCCGACAAATTCAGGTCCACGGGAAGCACGGGGAGTCCGAGGTCTTCGATTTCGTCGAGCAAAATGGCGACCGAATCGTCGGACTTGGTCTTTTCACCGGCGGCATTTAAGGCCGCCGCGTAAAACTCAAACGGGAACTTGCGCTTGAGCCAGCCGCACCGATAGGCGTTTTGCGTGTACGCCGTGGCATGGCTTTTGCAAAATCCGTACCGGCCCCATCCACTTAACTGCGTCCAGATTTGACCGGCTTCTTCAACGCTGAAACTGCCGGTCTTCACGCATCCTTGGACGAACTTGTTCTCCCACGAGCGCATGGCCGCGACGCCTTCGGATTTTGCCATCGTCTTACGCACGGCGTCGGCCTCCTGCCATGAGAAGCCCGCCGCGTTCACGCAGATCGACATGAGCTGCTCTTGGAAAATAATCAGCGCATCAGGGTCTTGTCGGTAAGTTTCAACGAGCTTGGCCGGAGACATCTGACCTAGACCGCCGGGTCTGAAAGCGGCGTTGGCGAAGATCAGGTCGTAAAAGCTCCGGGGCTTGAGCATTCGGACAAATGCCTTCATGCCGAAACTGTTAAATTGCGGAATGCCCGCCGTGCGGCCCTGCTCGAAATCCAAAAACACGTCGGCGGCGTCGAGCGGGATTTCCTCGAAGTTTACCTTGCCGTCGAACTGGGCCAAAATATCCAAGGTGCCGTTTGCCAAAAAGTCGATCTTGAGAAACCCGAGCGACTCGGCCACGTCCAGCGGCCAGCACAACACGCCGTCTTTGACGAAGCCGCGCCCGATCTGGTTGATCGGATCGCGGCAGATCACGAAACCGCCGGGGTGCGCCCCGGCATGACGGACTCGGCCAAATAATTTTTCGGCGAACGAAAACGCCTCCGGCGAGCGGTCTTTAAGGGCGACCGCCAGCGAATGACCGGAGAATCCGGCTTCGCTTTTGGTCCATGCGTCTTCGTCGGCGGCGTCGTAGCCGATAGTCTCGTCCATGTCCACGGCGTATGCTTTTGCGGCGTCTCGCACGGCGGCGCGGACTTGATAGGTCTGGACTGTACCGACCTGCGCGACGTTTTTTGCCCCGAAGACCTCGGCCAGAATCTCCGGTGCGCGGGCGCGAAACTCGTGGGGCAAATCCAGATCGACGTCAGGCATATTTCCGCGCCCCGGCGAATACCAGCGTTCAAAGATCAAGTCATGCTTGAGCGGGTCCACGTTGGAAATGCCGAGTAAATGCGCCACGAGGCACCCGCCGACCGATCCTCGGGGGCCGATAAAGGCCCCGCGCTTACGGAATTCCGAAACGCACTTACGCACCAGAAGCAGATATTCCGACAGCCCTGCTGTAATCAAAGTTTCAAGCTCGTACTCGGCGCGCTTGTAATAATCTTCGGCTCGTCCTACGAGGGCCTTGCCCACAAGCTCGACGAGTTCGTCGTCGGGATGCTCCGACACGCTGGCAATCGGGAGGCGATCCGTGGGGAACTCCCACGCCTCGCACCGTTCTTCGACAAGGGCCGTATTATCAAGGGCTTCGGCGGCTTTGGAAAGCTCAAGCCCGGCATTGGACAGGTGCATGAGCGTATCGGCGCGGTTCATGACCCAGTTTAGCTTCGTCGAAAACTGCCAGCGGCTCGGGTCCAGAATGCTCTTGCGGTTGGCGACCGCTAGAAGCGCGTCGTGGTGCTTGGAATCTTCGGCGCACGCGAAATGCGCGTCGCCCGTGACGACCAGCGGGCGATTAACCGTTTGGGCAAGCTCGACGATCATGCGATTCAGCATGACCTGTTTGTCCCAATCGGATAGCGGCATGACCTCCAAGAAAAAGTCCTCGTCGTATGCTTTAAGAAACTTCATGAAATCGGCATAGGCGTCGGAGCCCCCGCGCCAAAACGGACTGGAATAACACCCCGACAGGATCACGATGTCTTGCCCGGCCCCTTCCAGTAACGATTCCAGCGGCAGGACGCTCTTGCCGTCTTCGACAAAAGCCGCGTCGCCCATGAGGCGGCACAGCGTCCCAAAGCCCTTGGCGCTCTTGGTCAGGACCGTCAGGTGATATTTCTTGCTCTTGGGGTCTTTGTCGGCGTCGGAGACACGAACGTAAACCTCACAGCCGATAATCGGCTTGATTCCGGCGGTCTTGCAGGCCCGGTGAAAGTCTACCGCCCCGGAAATAGACCCATGATCCGTGATGGCGCAGGCCGAGTAGCCCGCGTCAAGCGCGAGTTTTGGGAGTTCGCCCACGCGGATCAAGCTGTCGCGGTGGCTGTATTCCGTGTGCGCGTGAAGTAGCGCGGTCATTCACAGAACTTATAGTAACCCGCCTTCGCCGATAGCTCGGACGAATCGCAAATTTGCCGCCAGCAAGTTTGCGGGAGCGGTTACTATGAGTCTTATAGAGGGAGGCACATCCGATGGACCCAAAGCGCGACTACTGGATCAAACGCTTCAAGACGTCAATGGCCGAACTCAAGAAAATCATCACGCTCCACGAGCAACTGGAAATCGCGGCCCTCTTTGACAACATCGCTCGCCACGAAGATTTCTTTCAAACGGCGAGTCTCGAAGAACTCGCCTACGAAACGGGCCAGATCGAGGGCCTCCTGTCGATGACGAAGAAAGTCCTCGACATCGAAGATAAATAATCGTGCAGATCGTCATGGAAAATCAAACAAGCTCTAGCTTCTTCTGGAGACGTTTTAGCGTTCGAGGCGAAAACCCGGCGTTGCGGATAGTTCGCATGACGATAAGCCGAATGCCCAACTTTCTACATAAGGCGGACTTGCGTTTGTCCCAGCGGCGAACCATGCGAAGGTGCCCGAGCCCATGAATGGGTTTGTAATGATACGCCCCGCGAATGTCGATAGCCCATCGACGCACCGGGTTAAAAACGTCAAGCTCCAAGCGACCACCCAGCGTCTTACGGTCGAAGAAAATCACTTCGGAGGCGTTGCAACACGCCTCGACGATCTTTCGCACTTGCTTCTCGGGCAAGCTCCAACGAGCGCCACGCTTGCTCCTTCCCGTGCGCGGGCGTTTTACGTTCTCATAGTACCACTCATGGTAGGATTTTCGTTTGGCGGCGCGCTCAGGGCGTTTCCAGCGCAAGGACGCCCGTTCGCGTGTGTTAATTCGCGCGCGGTCGGCTTTTGTCCACCGGGAACGTCTAGCTTTGTCGGCACACGCCTCCGAACACCATTTCCTTCGCAAAGCATGAGCCCCGCCGTCGAGTGTATTTTTGCACCATCGGCACGAAATCTGCCGGGCCAATGCGCGGGCACGAAAAAGCCGATTGACTTCTTTCTCAAAAACGTAAATCTGTCGGGGCGACAGCTTGACCCCGGAAAGTTTCCCAGTCGCCACGAACCGACAAACGGTCGTCGAACTAACCCCAAGAACGCGAGCGGCGCAGCGAACCGCCATTGGGCGTTGATTTACAGCGATGCGCTTGCAGGTTTGAAGAAAATCCTTTACGCTCTCGACAGCCACAGCCGATCCTTTCACAACAAGGACGGTCTTGGTCAGAAGCCGATTCCCGCCAACGTGGGTGTCGGCTTCGTCTTTTATACTAACAAGTAGCCCGTGGAAATCCATGTCGAAAACGTGCGCTCGAAAGTTAAAGGCACACATCAAGAATACACCGCCTTAGATCGGCTACTGTCTGCTCCGATGAAAAACGCCTACTGGATTATGAAAAATAGGCCGGGGTTTGATGGCCGTTGGCACGCCTTTGACCGGATGCGCGGGTCTTTTCCCACGGGGCTTGTCACGCGGGTCAAGCGGCTGTTCCCGCTGGCGGAAATCCGCGACGACCGAATCGACCCCGGACTTCGCCGACAGGTCAAAGCCGATATGCTCGGCGGCGTCACGCTGGCGGACTTCCAGATCGACGCCGTGCAAAAGGCCCTCCTGCATAAGCGCGGGGTGCTGGCGTTAGCCACGAATGCCGGGAAGACCCCGTGCGGCGCGGCCATCGCCATGTGCGTCAAGGGCAAGACGCTCTGGCTGGTGCATCGCAAAGACCTCTTGCATCAGACCGCCGAAATGGTCGCGGGGTATCTAGGTGAACCCGTCGGGAAAGTCGGCGACGGACTTTTGGAACTGGACGGATCGCGGGTCGTCGTCGGCATGGTTCAAAGTCTAAACACGATCATCAAAGCCGACCGCAAGGCGCTGGAAAATTTCACGACGCTCCTGATCGACGAGGCCCAGCATCAGTCGGCGACCACATGGTTTTTCGTGGCGCAATGCTGCCCGGCGTATTACCGCTTCGGGCTTTCGGGAACGCCGTGGACGGACGACCAGAGCCGCAACTTGCGCCTCGAAGCCACTACCGGCGTCGAAATCGCCAAAGTCGGCAACGCCGCCCTGATCGAACGCGGTTGGTCCGCTCGCCCCACGGTGTATTACCACGAAGACTTTTCGGGCGCGGTCTGCGACGAACGGGATTGGGCCACGGTGCGACGGACGATCATCGAAGATTGCCCGAACCGGAACCTGCGCGTCGTTGAGATCGTCCAAAAAAGCGCCGACGCCGGAAAGCCCGTACTGGTGATCTGCGACACGATCCGCCACGCCAAAATAATTCACAGCGCGCTTCTGGACGCGGGCGCTGGGGCGACGCTGGTGACGGGCAAAATGGCCGGGGCCGACCGCGTGACGATCCGAAAAGACTTTAAGGGCGGCCTCGTGCCGATCATCGTGGCGACGTCGGTGTATGACGAAGGCGTGAACCTCGAAAACATGAAAACGCTCGTGATCGCCGCTGGAGGGCGGTCAGCGGTAAGATTTTTACAGCGTGTGGGCCGGGCTCTTCGCACGGCCCCCGGCAAGACCACCGTCGAGATTCACGACTTCGTGGACAAGGGCTCGAAATACACGCTCAAGCACACCATCGAGCGCATCACAACCTGCCGCAAAGAGGGCTTCGAGATCGTCGAGGTCGGGGGCGCGACGCCATGACGGAAATTTTCGTGACAGAAATCTTTGTCTTCGGAAGCAACACAAAAGGGTTTCACGGCGCGGGCGCGGCCCTTACCGCGTACCGGGTTCACGGCGCAAAGCGGGGCGTCGGCGAAGGACTAACAGGCAACGCCTACGCGATCCCGACAAAAAACGACAAACTCGCATCTCGCACGCTCAAAGAAATTCAAGCGAGCGTGAATACGTTCAAGGCGTTCGCCGCAAGTCGTCCCGACCTGACGTTTAACGTGACGCGAACCGGATGTGGTCTGGCGGGTTACAAGCCCGAGCAGATCGCGCCCATGTTCAAGGGCGCACCGGACAACGTGAGGTTCATCGATCCGTCTTGGGAGGCGTACCGATGATCCCCGAACAACTCGCTGACGGAATCATGAACCTCGTAGAAGTCCATGTGCAAAAGCATTGGTCGTCTGAGGGGTCGTGCCCCTGTCGCCAACTCCTGATTGACTCGATCAAAGCCGACCGGCGCGAGGCCGCAGAAGAAGAACGCGAGGCGTGTGCGAAGATCGCAGAGGGCGCTGAGTGGTGCGGCGTAGGAGACGGCCCGTTTGCCGACTGGCTGGACATCGCCATTGCGATCCGAGCGAGAGGAAAAACATGACCCGCATCGTCCTGATTTCCGACACGCACAACCGGCATGGCGAACTTGTCGTCCCCGACGGCGACATCCTGATTCACGCCGGAGACTTCTCGCTCACGGGCTACCGCCCCGAAATCGAGAGCTTCAACACATGGCTCGGGACGCTTCCGCATCGGCATAAGATCGTCGTCGCCGGAAACCATGACCGGGGGCTGGAAGAAAACCCCGGTAGCTACGAGCCGCTTATCTCCAACGCCGTGTACCTGCTGGACTCATCGGTGATCTGCGACGGCTACAAGATTTACGGAGCCCCGTGGACGCTCCCGTGCGGGAACTGGGCCTTCATGATGAAACAGACGGAAATCGCCGCCAAGTGGGACTTAATCCCGCCCGACACGGACGTTCTGGTGACGCATGGCCCCCCGATGGGCTACGGTGATCTGCTGTATTCCAGCAACCGCACAGGCGATTGGGCGTTGCTGACCGCCATCGAAAAGGTCAGGCCCGCCCTCCATGTTTGCGGACACATCCACGAAGATTACGGCATCCGAAACATCGGCGGCCACACGATCACGGTGAACGCCGCGATCTGTGACCTTGAATACAAAGCCACCCACGAACCCATCGTCATCGACTTCCCGGCAGGAGCATGACAGCATGAGCAGATACGGCATGAAAGAAGTGCGACAAAGCGCGTTGCCGTTAAGTCCTCCACGAGAGCAAGACTTGTTCCTGAATACCCTTTTGTTCCCGTGTTTCCGAGGGACAGAAATCACATATCAACAAGAATAGGGATTTGTATATGAACGCACAGGTAAACGGTTAAGCCAGCTTAACCACGTTAAGCCAGCTTAACCGTTTGTGAGGAAGGTGGAGTTTTTCACCCGACAGAAATATGGACCCAAACTTTATGTATTTTCTGGCACTTTAGCACAACTAGCGCATCTGCCGTCGTGGAGAAAAACAGCCGCTTGCCGTGGTTCAGCCGTGCGCGCCAGAACTTTTTGTTCGAGAAATCGCCGAAGGACTTGACGATGGCCGTGGACACAAATAATCTCTTGCTCCGTGGAGCCCGTGATCGTACTATCGCCATTACCCCCGTGCGCCCGACGAGCGGCGCAAGCCGTGGAAAGATCGACGGACTCCACACGCACGGGGTCTTTTTATTTCCCCCCGAAAGCGAGCCCTTTTCATGCCTGTATTGCCGTCGATTCCGCGCCAGCCCCACAAAGGCCGCAATAAAAATCTCGTCTTCTACGACCGCAAGCGCGCCCTTGCCGATCTGGTCATCATGCAACTTTTGGGGTGGAAAGACCCCGTGGCCGTCGGCGTCCTCATGGTCCAGCGGCATTTGCAGAACGAGCATTACCTGTCGAAGATTTCAACGACGTCGCTCGCTGACGCCCTTCACGTCTCCCGTCAGGCGGCGTGGCGAGCCAGAAAGAAGCTCGTGGCGATGGGGTTTCTGTCGCGGGTTAATAAAAGCACCTACCGCGTGTGGGACGCGCCGAATCATATCTTCAAGCGCGTCACAAAGGACATCGGCTTGATGCACAAAATTTCCGGTCGTGCGGTTTTTTGGGTCAATATGTTAGCGACCCGCGAAAAGGAATTTGCCGACAAGCGCAAAGAGGGAGGACCGCCGCGTGGCCGACGATACGACTAAATTTTGCTTCGAGCTTCCCACGGACCTCAAGGGCTTCGTCCGAAATCCCGTCGGCAAGTACGGCCACAAAAGTTGGGGCGCGACGGTAAGCCCCTATCCTACAGGTCAGGGGTATGATTATGGCCGCTGGTTCTGGCCTAAAAGCGGCGATTACTTCAAAGTCCCGAGCAACCTCAAGATCGGCGAGGTCATAGAATTTCGCGTCGCCCAGTACGGCTTTAACGACAAGGGCTACAGGGCCGAAGTCCAGTTCAGGTTTTACGGGGTCGTCAAAGCCGTCGCGCCCGAGAAGATCGTCTTCGAGGAACATTTAGATTTGAACGCCGCGTTCGCCGCCTCGCCCCTTTGGGCGATGCGTCGGGCGGCAACTGACACGGGGGAAACCGATGTTGCTGGAAAGCCACCCGCTTCGTAGTGCCCAAAGTCTCCTGCTGGAGATTTTTCGCAACTGCTCGCCGCACGGATGGGTCGAGTTCAGATTTATCCGCCGCGAAACGATGGAAGGCGGCAGGGGCGTTCACAGCGAATTTATCATGGTCGAGAAGCTCGAACAGACCTTCGACCACTTCGCCGTGCGCGTCCAGCATTTTAACAAAGAGGGCTACGACTGCTACTTCGGCGTCTGCCCGCGAGCCACCAAGGCCGAGCGCGGCGCGGGGCGTAACGAACACGTCGGGGAGGGCCAAGACGTGTGGGTCGACATCGACCGCGCCGACGCCGAGGAACGCCTGAAAACTTTCACGCCGCCGCCGAGCGCGGTGATCCTGTCGGGCACGCCGGGCCACGCGCAGGCCCATTGGTTTTTGCAAAAACCGCTTCAGCCAACCGAAGTCAAGCTCATGTGCGAAACCGTCGAGCGCGTCTTGGGCGGCGACAGCGTATCAGACCCCGCACGGGTCTTCCGGCTCCCCGGCACGATCAACTGGAAAAGTCCCGACGGCCATAAGAGCGAACTGGTGTATCTCGACGGGACTGTCCGGTATGAACGTCTTGCGGTAGACGCGGAAATCCCCGAGGGTCAAGCCCCGTCGGCGTTGCCGCTGGACGAAGCCATGAAGCGGCTGATTAAAGAAAACTGGGAGCTTTATAACATCGTCCTGAACGGCTACGCCGAAGCCCCGGCCCCGACCGATGGCAGTCCCGTGGACCGATCCACGATTGATTTTCGCGTCATGCGCGACCTGTTCGTGGCGGGCTTCACCGAAGAACAAATTAAAACGATCTTCGGCGACGACAAATACGCCATCAGCGAGAAGGCCCTCGAAGAAGCCAAAAAGGGCAACCTCGAAAATTATATGCGTAAGACGCTCTCGGCGGGGCGCGTCGCCGCCGACGGGGAAATTAACCGCTCGATAGTCAAGGGCAACGAACTTGTGATTTTTCCGATCACGCGGCTGATCGACGTGCCGCCCGTGCAATGGCTGGTGCGGCCTTTGATTCCGCTGTCCTCTCTAGTGGTCATCGGCGGCGAGCCCAAAGTCGGCAAATCCCTCGTGGAGTTGGAACTGGCCTTTTTGCTTGCCACGGGCAAGACCGACGGCAAGTGGCTGAGGCGTTTTCCCGTGCAACGCCGGTGTCGCGTCTTGATCTGCACCTCGGAGACGGGCGAGTCCACGCTCAAGGGCCGCATCGAGCTAATCGCAAATTCTATGGGCATCGACTGGAACACGCTCGGCGAATATTTCTGGTATCAGCATATCGCCTTTAACATCACCAAACGGGACATTCAAGAGGCCATGATCCGGTCGCTACGGGCCAAGAAAATCGACGTGCTGGTCATCGATCCGCTGAATCGATACCATTTTTCCAACGAGAACGACGCGCAGGCGATGTCGTGGTTCTTGAAATCGCTTGACGATATTGCCAAAGCCGCCGGGCTTTCAACGGTGATTCTCGTGCATCATTTTAACAAACCGTCGGGCGACGGTGCCCCGCGTCAGGGCGCGCAGATGCTCCGGGGCTCAAGCGTCTTGGCCGGATGGGGGTCTACTTATATTTTGTGCCAGCGCCGAGAAACCGTCGCGGGCAAAAAATACGTTAGGTTCGGCTTTGAACTGCGTGAAGCCGAAGAACCGATGCCGTTTACGATGGAACTTGACCGCGCGAGCTTGCGCTTCAAGGACTTCGATCAGGAAACCGAAAAAGTCCTTCAGACCATGAATGTCCTGCGTCAAGACCCTTCGGCCCCGATGGACCAGCTTGTCGCTCGGGTACGCGAAGAACAGCACGTCCGTAAAAACGACGCCGTGAGCTTGATTCAGCGGGCGAGAAAATACATCGGAGGCGATAAGCCGCTGATGCCCGAAGGCCCCCCGCCGGTGGGTCAGCCGCCTGTCATGCCCGAAGCGTCTCAGGACAACGACGAGCCGGGCTACGACCCGCTCGCCGAAAATTTAGGCCCAGCAGATACCGGAGGACTCGACCTTGGATAACAAAGGATTTATAATGCCGACCATGCCCAGAATGTCCGCCGCCGTCAGATCGTTCAGCGGCAGGTATCGCTTTTTGAGCAATTTCTACCCCGCCAAAGTTATTTACGACGGCGTGGTTTACAAAACCGTTGAGGCGGCCTATCAGGCGGCCAAGACGCTTGACAAGTCGCAACGGTTTGAAATCTGGTCGGCTAAGACGCCCGGCGAGGCCAAGCGGCTCGGCAAGAAACTCATGCTCCGGCCTGAGTGGGACGCGATCAAACTCGACGTCATGCTCGAACTGGTGCGCCAGAAATTCACCGAACACTTGAGCATGAAAGCGGGATTGCTCTCAACGCATCCGGCGACGCTGATCGAAAACAACAGGTGGGGCGATTCGTTTTGGGGCGTCTGTAACGGCGTCGGCCTGAATCATCTTGGAAAAATCCTGATGCGGGTGCGAACGGAGCTTATGACGCCCAAGCCCAAGACCAAGCGCACGACGATTTCGGAGTCCGCATCATGATGGTTTCGTATAAAGTCGTCGAAAACGGAATCGACTTTCCGCAGGGGTCCGCGCATCTTGTCATGTGCGGAAATCGTCCCGCCGCGTCGGTGCCGGACATCGACGAGGCGTATCTGTTTGCCGCCGCGTCGGACTTGCTCGCGGCGCTTCGCCCGCTTTCAGATATTTCCGTGAGTTCGGACGCACCGGACGATTTTGTTATTTTGGACCTCGGGGGGCTCGGGGTCGGGTCCGGTAAAATCCTCGCGGGCGACGTCAAGCGGGCTCGCGCCGCCATCGCCAAAACAAAAAGGACCGACGCATGATTTTTTCCCCTCTCTCCAATGGCGAACCGGAGCCCACAGCAACTCCGGGGTCGCCCCTCGTCTCGCAGGGCGGCTGTACGGCAACAGCCGCCCTCTTTTTGAAATTTCCCCGCCCGGTGTGGCATGAGCATCCCCTGTTCAGCCGTCTCTCAAAAATGTCACCGGGCGGGGTTTTAATTAATTAAGGAGTCCGCATGAGCTACGCCCGTTGGTCCGAAGGAGACGTGTATCTGTATCACACCGGAAAAGAGTTTATCTGCCAGATTTGCCCGATGGCGACAAACGAGGAAGACTTCACGACGGCTTCGCGCGGTGAGATTCTGTATCACCTGTTGGAGCATCGCAACAAGGGCCACATGGTTCCCGAACGCGCCATCGAGCGGTTGCGCGCTGAAATGTCGGGGGTTAAGACCAACGAGGCGGCGACATGATCTACATTTTCTATCGCTTGCGAAGTAAAACGGGCGTGGGAATTCCGAGTCCCGATGGGATTGCGGGAACCGTCCTTGACATAGACAAAGATCGCCGCGCTATTGTCTTTAGCGGGCCTCTACGCGGGGCGCGAATTCTCGGCGAGCTTCGCGTGATGGAGTTTGAAGCTCATGCGGACGGACTTTTCTTGCGTGGATACGAGCCGTTGGACGGAGACGAACGGGTTATGTATCAGGAATGGTTTCTCCGATATGAGATTGGCGTTTGACGTGACAAGCTCGATGCCAAAATTCGATCCACACATCGTTGCGAAAACCACGGCCAACAGGATTGCCGAGCCCGCGTTTGTCGATCCGGTTGACGTGCCGAATTGGAAGATGGCCGACAAAGAAAATCTGCGGCGCGCGACCGAAGAATGGATCGCCACGCACCCGGAGTATTACGCGCTGATTAAAAAAGAGGCCGTCAAGCTCGTGGCGGCTGGAAGGCGTTTCTCGATTGACCTCGTAACAGAACTGGTGAAATACAAGCACCGGCTTTACTCGCGGCTCAAGCTCGGCAATAACATGAGGCCGTATTTGTCTCGGGCGCTTGCCAAGGACATTCCCGGTTACGAGAAACTTGTAAAATTCCGAGAAACCCAATGGTGATGCCCATTCGCAAGAGCAAGCCCCTAACTGGCTGGAAAGCCGGTCAGGTCATGCCGTCGGTCACGCGAGTCGGGACTATTCGGCGGCACCCGCATCAATGGTCCCGCTGGTTTCCAGACGACGGCGGTTGGGGACGTTACTGCACGACGCCCTCGTGCTTCAAGGGCGAACGCCGCAAAACGATTTCCAAGACGGTCATGTATCGGCTGAAAAATCCGTTATGAAACTTCTGCCGCAACTGCTTGAAAGTTTGGGGGCTTTTATCGAGCCCTATCGCGGGACGTTGTTTCACGGCATCATTACGGCTGATTCATGGGAGCGCATTGGCGCAGGGGTGTTGTAATTGCCGACTATGCACGCCATCGACGTTCACGATCTTGGCAGCTACGGCGCTGGGATGTATTTCACGACGAGCTTATCGGGGGCGAAATCAGTCGCCCGCCGCCAAGGAAAGAAATTTATGATCGTTAAGGCCAAGATCGAACTCGAAAACGCCTTGTGGATCGACGCCAGAGGAAAACACCCGTTTCTAAAAGGGTCGCCGGGCAAGAAGATATTTGACTTTTTGACGACTACGTTCGGCAACACGATGCGCGGCGTAGACGTAGCCCGTATGACCGCTGCCGTCGCATGGCGCGAGGGGCTTCTTGCCGAAGGCATCGACGGGATTGTCATACATGACGACTATGAAACAGATGTCGTTGTCTACGATCCCGAAGAAGCCGTAGTCGATTACGGTTGTTTTTTGCTGTCGTGAGGAGGTGATTCAAGACGTATGGAGGAAAACATTGCCGCCGTTCTTAGTGGAGTTAAGCGATCCGCTGTTATTTGCGGCGACGTCATAGAGACGTTGCGTTCAATGCCAGATAACTCCGTCCACGCTATCATTTGCGATCCTCCGTTTGGCTTGGAGTTCATGGGAGAAATTTGGGATTCGTTCAAGGCCGCAAAACGCTGGGAATCCAAAGCTGGCTTTTCCAGCCCCGGCATCGGCCAGCGCGATACGCCGTGGCCGAGCTATTACGCCACGAGCAGATTCGGCGCAGGCAATCCGACGTGCGCGACGTGTAAGGGCCGCGAGCGCGGAAAGAAAAAATGCAAATGCGAAACGCCCGACTGGAAACCGATGGGCAAGCGACGCGTGGAAAACAGCGGCAACGCTCCCGAAGGCATGACCGCCAGCGGGTACGTCAAGCACATGATGACGTACCAAAAATGGTGCGAAGCATGGGCGCGTGAAGCGATGCGCGTCCTCAAGCCGGGTGCTTTTTTGATTTCGGCTGGCGGCGACCGCACGCATCATCGGTTGGTTTGCGCTCTGGAAGACAGCGGGCTAGAAATTCGCACGGCAATCGGCCATGTGTTCGGCACGGGGTATCCGAAAAGCAAATCCATGTCCGACATCGGACGACCTGAACTCGGGACCGCGCTTAAACCAGCCATTGAGTTTTGGACGGTTTGCCGCAAGCCCCTTGGGTGTGGAACTGTCGCTGCCAACGTCTTAAAATACGGCACCGGCGCTCTTAATATCGACCAATGCCGCATCGGAGTAGGGCAAGGCGGCTCACGCGACGGCGAAGCGTCCAAGGACAAGCGTTACAACGGCAACGGCGCAACGGACTTTGCCGCGACGCCGGGCGTTCGAGGCGGCTCGGCCAAAGGCCGCTGGCCCGCCAATGTCGTTTTCGTTCACGACGAGCGTTGCGTGAAGCTCGGCATCAAGAAGATCAAGGCCATTAC